ACACCATCTATTGAAATAAGAGCATCGGCAGCAGGCACAGTATTTTCAAACTTAGCAGTTTTGTTGTAGTGAACTGCCAGAATACCTGTTCCGTTTTTTCTATCATATACACCATGAACGTGTACTAAACCGAAACCTGCAACTGTATACCTTTCTCCGATTTCCCAAGTATGAGGACCATAGGTTGATCCTGCATCTTCACCGCCATTCGAAAACTCAATCTCGGCAGTATGTACCATGTACACACGGTCGCCAGTACTCTCCGGTGGTATCCTAGTATATCTCTTTTCGCCTGCCATTTATTTCTCCTTAGTTACTAGGTAATTCGCTAGCACGTTTCTTACATTATTATAATGTTTGACCGTTTCTAAAGCAGAAATTCCTTCCAAATCCTGAGAAATAGCCGCATTTACGAATTTATCAAAATATTCGAGGGATTCTTGCAAACTTTTATTTTCTTCAGTCATAAATTAATTTTCCAATAAAAATAGGGAGGGTGTTACCCCTCCCGTTAGGTTTAGATTCCGATAGGATCATCATAGTTTCTTTCAAGTGGGTTGGATACAGGAACTGTAACACTGTTCACTTTAGTAATTGAACTCGATGCCTTAGCATATTGAGCTTTTTCCAGCCCTAAAGCTACTAGGGTAATGTCGGCATCCGTATCTTGTGTTCGGCCACCATCAGTATTACCTGCATAGTTATAGGTAAAAGTAACCCGAGGGGTACTACCACCATTAACGTTTGGCTCAATCAAAGACCAAGTAGCGGTAGCATCATCTACATCGAAAATTTTACCGTCTGCTCTAATCGTAATAACAGTAGCCGTGTTGCTTAGGACGTAGTATTTACCTGAGTTGGTACCGTCTACGGAAAGGATCTTACCGGCTAGTTCATTAGTAGTCCATCCGGCCCCTGTTACTGTAAAGGTACGTGATGATGCTACTATAGCTCCGTCCGCACTTCCGGACATAGATCCAGTATAGGATGCTGCAGAAGTATGAACATCCCCCTCAACAGCCCCTCCGGCATCTTTAGTAACTGCTACAGTATTAGCAGTACCAAAGTTACCCCCAGTATTAGTAGTATAGAATAAAAAGTATTTAGAATTTGGGTCATCAAGAATGTTCGTGTTAAAGTCTAGATTTACACCGACTTTAAACGGATATTTTTGAGAAGTGTTTGCATTGTCAACAAATTCAACGTTGTTCAAATCTGTAGGGCTAACGCCCTCAATAAATACACCGTCTCCATCAGATTGTCGAAGAGTCTTTAATGTAGCACCTACGAAAGCAACAAGAGGGTCCGTCAAAAGACCGATAACATCAGCAGTCACGTCTCCTGGAGATACATTAATATCTGTAGATTTACGAAGTTCATTCTGAACCCACTGGTAAATTTGTGCTAGAGTAGGGTTAGTATCTGCGTCATCTGTGTTGGCATCAATTACTACACCTACACTGAAAGTAGTACCTGTTTCAGTAATCGATTCACTACCTACGTAATACTCAATTCGCATGTCATCAAATACGCCACCCGTAGCCTCTACCTCAGCAACTGTAAGAGTTACGTTAGGATCTACTGCTTGAGCAAGAGGGAATCGATAAGCTTGAGTAGCAAGTCTTGTAACACCGATATCAGCCGTAGAAGTTTGAACAAACTGATACCCAGTAACATTACCAGAAGTTCCTGTAGGAGCTGAACGAACAAATACTGTAAGAGCCTTATTTCTGTCATCAACGCCTCCTTCAGTAAAAATTAAGATTGGTTCATTCACTTGACCAGCATACTGAAAATCAGTTTTTGCTACATCATCTGAAAAAGCGAAATAAGGCTGTGCAGCTCCATCAGCAAGAGTACCTAGAGAGATAATTCCTGCGTACTCTTTCTGAACTACGCCGCTTGCATCTCGCTCTGCGAAACCACCATCACGAATAAGTTTAAAATCAGTAAGAACCCAGCCATTGATAAATTCAAATTGTTCTGCAGTAATTGCTTCCATAGGAAAAGCATACTTAACAAGTTCGGTATCGGATTTCCATTGTTCTTTCAAAAAAGAGTAAAGAGTCTGAATAGAAACTCCGCCCGAATTGTAGTTAGAATCCACTAACTCATTAGCTACATCTGTCCATAGTGAGTCATCAACCAATTCAATTGTTTTTGATGTTAAATTGAAGAAAACATTCCCGTCAGGAGTACCAGCACCTGCTTGGGTTGACCTCGATAGTTTATCAGGATCTGTTATTTTTGCCATTTTGTTTTATTCCTTAAGCCTATATTACATAGACACCTGGCTTAGTTTATAAGCCTAAGAAATTAGTTAAGATATTGACCTTGTTATGTCTTTTACAACTTTAACTTTGCCAATAAGTAGAGTTTGTATATTACCTGAACTATCTACCTGCTGAACATCATAATTATAAGTTTTTGCAGCTAGAGAATTTGTTAAGCTTTTTGAAGCTTTTATGTATATAATCCCTTGAGAAGCTTCCGTGGGACTAGTAGATACATCTGGGGTCGAGGTTACTTGGAGTGCTCCGGGATCGGCATCATCTACACTCTCTTTGAGAGTAAACCAAAAGGTGTAGCCAGTAATATTAAGAACAGAGCTATCGGACGTCAAAACAAGTTTTAACGTCCAATCGTCTCCGCGTACGAGCGGGGATAAGTCTCGCTGGGTATATGACATTGAGATTTACTTCCGGCTATCTTGTTTCAAGTGTTGAAACTTCAGTAATTATGGAAAAATTATAACAACTCAATAGCCTAATGTCAAGATTTATTTTTCGTGGGGTTTTGTTTTATTAATTATTAAGGTCAGACCAATGAAATATCATTATTTATAATCATAAGAGCTTTTTCTCTCATATAATGACCTCTCATACCACTTGTATAGTAGCACGAAGGATCCCCAATACGATAATACTCACTATTATTATGACTTTTAAAAATTCTTTCTTTATTTAATAAATAGGTATCACAAATACTTAGCACAAGATCATATCTTTCCATTGATTCGTACAAGTAACAAAGGTTCATAAAAGGTTCATTTCTGCTAGGAAGACATTCTATAGCTTTCTTATAAAAAATTTCGGTTTCCTCTACGTCTCCCATAAAAAAAGAAAAAGAAGCGTGAGTTAAATAATAACCATAGTACTCCTCAACACTCTTAGTTTTAGTTTTTAAGGATAGTAAATAATACCTATACCTTTCTAAAAATTTCATGTAGTATTTCTTTTTTAATTCTTTAATATTATGGATATTATCCTGATAAACCCCTAAAACATTAAAAAGGCTTGAAAAAGTATCATTTAAGGATAAAAATAAATTTTCTTCGCTTCTATATATGGCCTGTAAACTATTACTTATATTATAATTCTTATCAGTATCCTCAAGAGCAATGCAATGTATTTTTTTCCTAGTAAAATCTTCCCTCCCTTCTATACTAATCCTACCAGTAATATCATTGTACTGCCAGTTTTTACTAGAATTCCATATCCAGGTTCTGTAGTACTCAATCTGTTTATGCCCAATATAAGGGATATCTAGAGAATCTTCGTCAGAACTTAAAACAGTATCTAAATCGTCCCCTAGAGAAGGAAGGAATCTAAATGGAGTATTAAGAACACCTTTAGCTAGCCACTTACTGTTACTTTCTGCTTTGGCTTTTTGTAAAAGCCAATTAAAGTCTCTATCCGGAGTTTCATTATGTACCTGTACATTAAAAACTCCCTCAGCTATACAATAGTTTTTTATAGTTTCAATAGTATTATCTGTAGAATTTAAGTCTAGGATAAAACAGGAATTACAATACTTTAATATATCTCTAAAAAAATAAGATAGATCGTGACTTTGCCAGTTTTTAGTCTTTAATAGTAAGCATATATTTTTTTTCATATGTTTAACTCGCCCGGATACCTAATATTATCATCTTTAATAGCAACGAGTACAGCACAAGTAACTAATACATTCTCTTCTTTCATTTGTTCCGAGGGATAATAATCTTTTAACATTATGACTTGAAATCTTACATTGGCATCCACAAAGATTTCCTTGTCTTTATTGGTGTAGTACTGAAAGCTATTTAAGTTCCAAAAACTTTTATGGGTGGGATCTTGAAAAGCTCCTCTGCCATCGGTACTAGGAACTTCTATAAAGGCCCAGCCCCCGTGCTGTAAAACTCTATATATTTCTTGCATTGAATGTATAGGGTCATTTAAATGTTCTAGCACGTGATGGGCATTTACAACTCCAACAGAGCTATCCTCTAGAGGTATTCTCTTGTTCAAGTCGCAGTAAATATCCGCAGTTGATCTAATATCTACACTTTTATATAGAGTAGGTTTATATGGGTAAAGTCCTCCACCAAGATCTATGCATATAGTATTAGTTACTTCTGCGTCTCTTTCGGCTAATAGTCGTACGTGTTGGTAAAACAAATCATTAGTAAATTGTTGTATGTCTTCTATCCTATCTAACCAAGAGTTATTTCCCGTTATTCTATAAACATACAATGGTTCGGGTATATGCTGCATTTTAGTAACTAAATAAGTTCTTTGTAGTAGATCTAAATCATCACATACTGATAGAGTTATATCATGCCCGTCTAATTGTTGATATACTGACTTTCTCCAGGTCCTTACATGGTCAGGGGCCCATGAAATAGATCTCAGACTCTTTCCGCAAGCAGGAAATGAATGCATTCGAGTAAGATTTAAACCCCTCCACTCATGAATATCAAAGGTCCATCCATAATCACGACCGTAAGGTATGAATTCGTCTTTCATATCATACACTAAAGTGTCTGAAAACACAAAACCTATATCGTCATCTAAGGAGTAAGCTTCATATAGTTTCTCTAAGCAATTAGGAAGTAATATATCATCATGGTCTACTTCTACTAAAATATCTCCGGTACCTTTAAAGAAAGCTTCATGCTTTATTCTACCTATATAGTTATTACCATAATCTTCAAAAATTGAAACTTTACTATTCGTAACTATTCTTTCGGGTATATCTTTTAATTCTACTCCGTTATTTAAATAAAGAATCCATTCCCAGTCTTCATAAGTTTGTTCTAGTATAGAGTCATATAATTCTTCTAAAAAATCTATATTATCTAAAGTATGCTCAGGAGTTATAATACTAAACTTCATAGCAACCACTCTGTATTATTGAGAGTCCATACAACTGTTTCTTCCAATAATTGTTTAGTATTGTTGGCGCGAAAACCTGAGTCTAATAGTCTTCCAGGGTCTAAAGCATACCTTAAATCGTGTCCAGGTCTTGAAGAGTGAAAATCTACTAGTTTATACTTTAATTCCTTATTTTGGGCGGAAGCAATTAACCTAGCTAACTCTAAATTATCTATTTCTTCTTCCCCTACTATATTGAATTTATTAACTTTAGCTCCGCCATATTCTTCAGGCTTAATACCTTTATGCACTATTAAGTCATATATATGCAATACAGCTTTTGAAACGTCACGAGCATGTATGTAGTGTCTAGAACCTGCCTTAGTACACTCTGTATTAGCATGTATGGTAACAACTTCGTCGTCTCTAATTTTCTTAATACACATAGGTATGAATTTTTCGGGGCTTTGTCTCTCCCCAAATACATTCATAGTATGTGATATAGCACAAGGAAGATTATAGGTATTCTCATAGGCTACTACAAATTCTTCTCCTGCTGCTTTAGAAGCGCTATAAGGATTTGTTGAATTATATCTATCGTATTCTTTGTAGTTTACGCCTTCCGGAGCAGGTCCAAATACTTCGTCAGTAGAAAAGTATAAAAATAATTCTAAATTCTTCAAAGTTCTAGCATACTCTAATAAATTAATAGTACCTATACAATTGTCTAAAGCGAAAGACATAGGATCATCTATGGACCTATCTACGTGGGAAGAAGCTGCTAAATGTGCTATAATATCAACTTTGCCCATAGTAGCTGATATTTGTTGATTGATGGGGGCTTTTAAATCATGAAAAATTATTTTCACTCTTTTTCTGTCTTGTACAGTAAATCGCTGTAATATTTGATGTAACCTGTTTAAGTTACCACTATAATCTAGTCTATCTAAAGTTACAATGTTCCAATTTGTTTTTTCTAGTACTTCACAAATCAAATGATGAGCTATAAAACCAGCTCCACCGGTTATTAAAATTGTTTTCATATATTATGTATCCGTTGTATTAAAGAAAAAAAGTTGAACAAGTCTACCATTAATTATATTATTGCCCCAATAAGGTCCTGCCGAGTGTATTTTTTTACCGTCGAATAGAACCAAACGATTAAAAATATTTCCTATAGAGTCTACTACGTCAAATTGTGTAGAATCATAATTCCCCCTTTTAAATGTGTCTTTCGTCATAGAAGAGGAGTGTGTACAGCCATCTATTTTATTTTTATAAGTTTTTGTTCCTGATTCGAGTCGGGGGAAAGGTGAAAGGTATAAAACTCCCGCCCATCTTTGAGAGTCCATATGGTACACTATAGGGTCTTCTGCAGTAGTTAATTGAAAACAGGCATTAGGATGTTTATTCCAGGAATCTTTATCTATGTCTTGCTGTATAAGACCTTGTATAGTATTGAATAAACTAGTTGGTTTATATGTTTCTTCAGACCTATACCCTTTGTAAAAATTAATATCTGTTTTATATGTAAAAGTAGAAGCTATATTTAGTATTTTATTAGTATCTTCGTAAAAATCTTCTACTACTATTATTGATTTCTTCATTTTAAATACTATTCCGAGTTTAGAATGATATTATACTAAAATATACTTAAAAAGTCAAGAATTATTTTTTTTAAGACAGTTTACCTATCAGTACTCTTGTATTGGTTCCGTCTGTGATTTTGATTTGTTTGGCAGTACCGTCCATAACAAAGTTACCGTCAGACGTTACTCTATTCTCAAATTCTGTGTACGCCGTAGCACCTCTTTGCCAAACTCGGTCACTAGGAACATGCCAGTAAATATCCCCTACTTGAGCAGCAGAGCCCCTAACAGCAAGAACTAAAGCATCTTTATTTGCATCAGTATCGACGGCGCCGGTCAAATCGAAAGCTATAGCAGCTCCTGCAGCGCCTGTAGATCCGATAGGACCTTGAGTACCGGTAGCACCTACAGTACCTTTAGCACCTGTAGCACCAGTAGAACCTGCAGGACCTTGAGTACCTGTAGCACCTTGAGTACCTTTGACACCCGTAGCACCTATAGTACCTTTGAGACCTTGAGAGCCTGTAGCACCTTGAGTACCTTTGACACCCGTAGCACCTATAGTACCTTGAGCACCTTGAGAGCCTACAGCACCTTGAGTACCTTTGACACCCGTAGCACCTATAGTACCTTGAGCACCTTGAGAGCCTACAGCACCTTGAGTACCTTTGACACCCGTAGCACCTATAGTACCTTGAGCACCTTGAGAGCCTACAGCACCTTGAGTACCTTTGACACCCGTAGCACCTATAGTACCTTGAGCACCTTGAGAGCCTACAGCACCTTGAGTACCTTTGACACCCGTAGCACCTATAGTACCTTGAGCACCTTGAGAGCCTACAGCACCTTGAGTACCTTTGACACCCGTAGCACCTTTAGTACCTGTAGCACCTTGAGAGCCTACAGCACCTTGAGTACCTTTGACACCCGTAGCACCTTTAGTACCTGTAGCACCTTGAGAGCCTACAGCACCTTGAGTACCTTTGACACCCGTAGCACCTTTAGTACCTGTAGCACCTTGAGAGCCTACAGCACCTTGAGTACCTTGAGAGCCTACAGCACCTTGAGTACCTTGAGCACCTATAGTACCTTTGAGGCCTTGAGAGCCTTTAGAACCTTGAGGCCCTTGTAGATACCCACTGACACTCCAACTTGCTGCCGGTATTACGTCAAATGCCGCAGCTACTGAAGTACACCAATAATAATATTGTCCAGTTAGAAATACTGGACTAGCGTACCAATCTGTAACCGTTCCGCTAGAATCTGTTATCTGGGAATTAGTGCCACTAATAGAAGTGCTTCCGCCGTTAGTATCTGGGGCTGTGGGGGGATTACTTGAGTCTACGGTAGCGTTTGAGTTTAGAACATCGTTCGACAGAGCATCATAATATATAATCCAAACATCGTCACCAGGATTACCGTCAACGCCTGTTAATCCCTGAATACCAGTAGCTCCCTTAGTACCTGCAGGACCTTGGGAGCCTACAGCACCTATAGTACCTTTGAGGCCTTGAGAGCCTACAACACCTTGATTACCTTGAACACCGGTAGCACCTATAGTACCTTGAGCACCTTGAGAGCCTACATCGCCTTGATTACCTTGAACACCGGTATCACCTATACTACCTTTGAGACCTTGAGAGCCTACAACGCCTTGATTACCTGTGACACCGGTAGCACCTATACTACCTTTGAGACCTTGAGAGCCTACAACGCCTTGATTACCTGTGACACCCGTAGCACCTATAGTACCTTTGAGACCTTGAGAGCCTACAACGCCTTGATTACCTTGAACACCGGTAGCACCTATAGTACCTTTGAGACCTTGAGAGCCTACAACGCCTTGATTACCTTGAACACCCGTAGCACCTATAGTACCTTTGAGACCTTGAGAGCCTACAACGCCTTGATTACCTTGAACACCGGTAGCACCTATAGTACCTTTGAGACCTTGAGAGCCTACAACGCCTTGATTACCTTGAACACCCGTAGCACCTATAGTACCTTTGAGACCTTGAGAGCCTACAACGCCTTGATTACCTTGAACACCGGTAGCACCTATAGTACCTTTGAGACCTTGAGAGCCTACAACGCCTTGATTACCTTGAACACCGGTAGCACCTATAGTACCTTGAGCACCTTGAGAGCCTACAACGCCTTGATTACCTTGAACACCGGTAGCACCTATAGTACCTTGAGCACCTTGAGAGCCTACAACGCCTTGATTACCTTGAACACCGGTAGCACCTATAGTACCTTGAGCACCTTGAGAGCCTACAACACCTTGATTACCTTGAACACCGGTAGCACCTATAGTACCTTGAGCACCTTGAGAGCCTACATCGCCTTGATTACCTTGAACACCGGTAGCACCTATAGTACCTTGAGCACCTTGAGAGCCTACAACGCCTTGATTACCTGTGACACCCGTAGCACCTATAGTACCTTGAGCACCTTGAGAGCCTACATCGCCTTGAGAGCCTATAACACCTTCAACAGATTTACTAAATGTTTGCTCTTTTGTAAAATTAACCAGACCTTCCACATCTATTAAAAATTCTATGCTCGCCTCTAGGGGCACATCTGACATGCTTGATGCCGAATCTACAGTAGCAGTAGTACCCTGATGTGTAATAGTTCCCGCTACAATATTATTTACGGCATTAACAGTAACATTAAACTGACCTGAACCTGGAGTTCCTGATGTTGCCGATAAAATATTAGACCCTTTACTAACTTTAATAATAGTACCTGTATTGCTGTAAGAAGTTACAGGATACTCAATAGGACTAACGCTGGTGTTTCTGCCAGAAGATACACTAACCGCCTCATTAGTAAAGTTTACTACATAACCATCATCCCCTTTTGTTTGTACATAGATATCCGCTGAGTAAACACTACCCGACCTACTTATTTCCGCGAGAATAACGTCTTTTGATATGTCTGGCACAAAAGTTTGTTTAAAACCATAAACCCCGCTTTGGGTACGTAGAAAAGGAAACTTTACTGTCATGCCGGTGTTGCTGAAAATTTCTACAATTTCTCTATATTCAGAAGAGGCTACTTCTGTACCAGCAGCAGATCCGGAAGAAACTTTAATAAAATCACCTACAGAGAAATCCGTTGTGAACGAAGTTCCTGAGCCTGTGATAATATCAGAGCCAAAGAATGTTTCAACTGTACCAGAGATAGCAGTAAGCCCATTATTAGAAGCACCCAATTCTTTTACATAAGTAGTTCTAGTAATGTTGGAGCTAGGGTCTTCGGCTATATTATCAATATGTAGTTGAATTGCTTTCCAAGGATCTCCACCACTTTCAGCGGAAGAAGCATCATATAATAAATACGCAACTCCCCCATCTGCTAAAGAAATAAAACTCTGTTGATTAAATAAAGGACTACCAGCAGTAGAAAAGTAGTCGATACCTGAAGGAGGAGAATAGCTATAAATAGCATTTTCCAACACCACTAATGCAGTAGAGGAGTTGAAGGAAATCGGGGATGTAATAAATCCACCTTTTGATAGCCTGCTAAGCTTACTTACTTGAGGGGGAGCTGTAAATATAGTTCTAGTAACTGAAGTAGTGACAGAATTAGTAGAGGGTTCCGAGTCACTTTTCGTTATAATACCTACTGTATAAGTTCCCGCAGAAACGTTATCAATTTCTAGTACGTTACTCGATGCAGGAACAAATACCCTAGCTGTATCGTCCGCATATATAGAATTATTAGTAGTAGTTAAATTATGTACTACCTCATACCCTTTTAAGAATCTGTAAGGTCTAGTACTTACTAACCCGTTTGAGTCTGTATAAGATTCTACGGCGGGAGTCCAACTAATTCTGGCTTTCGTAGCGGTACCCGAAGCTTCCTCTGAAGAAGAACCATCAGTTACTAACTCTATAGAAATACTGGCTACAGCAGGAGGAGGGGAATTTCTTCCTGCTTCGGATACATAAGTAGTCGTATAAACAGGAGAGTCTATATCTATCTCATCGAATTTCTCTCTAGTATACTGCGTGGCGGCGATAGAATACTTAAACCCGTCTTCTTCCGTGATACCAGCTATTCTAAATTCTCTAATCTCCGGAGAGTTGACATCGTCTACTCTGCTAATAGCCCAAATAGTGTCTTGGGCGGGAGCAGTTGAAAAGGCTCCCAAAACAGAAATCGTAGAAGCAGAAGTGGTAGAATTAGTGATTTCTTTTACTTCTACCCTTGAATTTTTATTATACTGTACTAATACAGGATTGCCAGAGTCATCGAGTAAGTTTATTCCTTGTTCTTCAGATATTAATGGGTTCTCATCCTTATCCTCTAGAAGTACCTCTCCTCTGTTATACGTTTGTTCATTTATTACCGCAGACTCTTGCTGTAAGAAAAAGGAAGGCTCTGTAAAAATTAAGTATAAATTACACCCCGTCCCTAGAGTACCAGACCCAGGAAAATCTACGGTTCTATCCAATACTATAGAAGTAGTAGTAGATCCAGTGGATAATCTACCACTAGCTTCAAAGTCTACGGACTGCCTATCCTGTATATTTATAACGTCCCCTGGACGTAAAAATGAAGCATTCATAGACGTTGTAAAACTAACAATTTCTGTTTCTGTAGTATCTGTTGCTAAGTGCCATGCAGCAAGTCTTCTTGCCTGCCCTTCTGAAGTACAACCAAAAGCTACTACGTCTTTGGACACAATCCTACCCTGAGAAATCATGTTGGCAGTGTCATCTACAGTAATTGTTGTTTGAGCATAAAATTGATCAGGGTCTGTCCAAGTTGCATTAACCTGATTAGTTCTTGCCCTTTGTCCCGTGTAGGAATAGTTAAACAATCCATCTTCTACGTTACCTTGAGTAAAAGTATACACAGGTTCTTTCGGTTTATCTTGAATAGCGGTTATTTTTCCGTCAATCCAAAACATCATAGATCTAAAAGTACTCGCAAGGTCTTTTAATACTTTGTAGCTTTCTTCTTGAGAATTTAAATATACATTACAAGCAAATCGAGGTTCTAGTCCTCCTTTCCCGTCAGGAACTACTTCATCACAATATCTAGCAATTTGATACAAAGAGTAAATATCTATATCACTATCTTGAATAAAGTCTCCAAGACCATATTCTTTATTGGTAAGAATATCATAAAATACCCAAGCAGGATTATTAGTATAAACTAATTCTTGACGGAACCCTCCTGTCCAAGGTTGATAGGCAGATTCTAATACCCCGGTACTAATGTTTCTAGTATATTCTGCTTGATAAGTACCGAGCTCTTCTCTAGTAAAATAGTTATTCGGAATTCTTATTTTCTTTCCGCGTAAATGGTATGCCCTGCTAGGAGGCTGCTCGAAATCCTCTGCTGCAAAACCTACAACTGCATAAGCACTTCTCGGAAATGAAAATTTTTCTTCAATAATAGCCTCTACTAGTTTTAGTCTAGCAGAGGAGATAAAACTATTATTAGCGTAAGTATAATCTCTTACATTGTCTGGGCTAATTCTTCTTACTTCTATCTGCCAATCATGTAAAGGTTGTAAATCTTTTAGACTTATAGAAAATTCAGATACAAATGCAGTATTTTGACCCTTCTTCTGTATGAGTGCTCTACCGCTCTCTCCTGAAGGAGTGCCGTTCGAAGTAGTGCTTCCTTGTCCTCGGTATCTAGCATCCTTACTTCGCATGTAGAAATCTTTGTACTGATCAAATTTATCGTAGCTGTCGGAGGTTTCACCGTCGCCTAAATTCCAGAAATGTAGTTGCCCAGACTTTAAAGAATCTATAAACTCAGAACCACCATAATCATTACCCCACACAAGTCGTTTAGTAAAACTAGCTTGATTAGGAGAAGTTTTGTACTGTAAAATAATTTGGAATTCTGCATGAGCGTACCTAGACTCTCCAGTGCCGCCAATTAATTGTAGGCCAGCAGGAAACTCAATTTGAACTTTTAGTTCGTCAATCTCTTCTTTAGAGTTTTGTCCGAAGGAAAATGCTGAAGACTGTACTATAGTAGCAGAAGCTGTGCCTCCTACCCCGTTACCATACCAGGTTAAATCTTGATTAGATCCCAGAATATAAGAAGCTGAAGGAATTCCGTATAACTCATTATAGGGGAGTTGATTTAAACTACCCCGCTTTAAATGAGCAAAAGAATTTTTATAAGTTAAGTTACCTGTTCCTGTAGTCGTAGAAACTATTGAATAGGAAAGTATTGCGTTAGCGTTAGTGACATTAGTCTCTACAGCCGAGTCAAGAGTCGCGGAATTTTCATCTGTTATAGAGGAGAGTCTAGAGACTTCATCTATAGAAACAGCTGTTCCTGAACTAACAGTTGTTTCTATTGAAGGGTAGATAGAGGCTTTTTCTTCGTTGGTGCCGAAAAAAGAAGTAATAACACCTCTATACTCTTCACCGTCGGGACCTGCTCCAGGTATCCTAATAGTGTATTTTACATTATCATTTATATTTGCAGGGCTTAAATTTTGAAAATCTTTAGTATGTTTTTCCTGAAAAAAGTTATTAGTAGCTACAGATATTTCTTGCTGCCCTTTTTCGGCAGAGGCAGAGAGAGTAGTAGAGCGTCCGGCCCCCTTTATTTGAATATACCTAACTCCGTTTGATAAATTTACGTTAGAAAACAACCCTGCAGCGTTAGTTACCGCAGTGCCGGAAACTGACAGTTTACCCGCTCTAGACTGTATATTTTGAAAGGTTTGAGTATCTACTAAAGATACTCCATTAAAATATACGGAGGATAAACCGGCCACTAAACCTTCTATCTCTCCTTCAGCAATTAGATCCGTTATAGACCCGTATTGATTCTCGGTATCTCTTCTGGTTCCTGCAGCAGAGCCGTTGACGCCGTTAGGCCCACCTCCGATATTTCCATTTATCATCTTTTTTCCCTTTAACTATAAATAGCGTCTATATCGCTCAGGTTTATGAAATCTTTTATTGCATCAAGCCAAACTAGGTTGTTTCCATTGACATCTGTATATACTTGCCCTTCTGTACCTGGGGTTCCTCCTAGTGCCTCGAAGTTTCTAAAAGAAGATCTAAAAGGAGAATTAGAGTAAAAAGAACTGATAGGCATTCCACCTACTATCAATTCTCCATATAGAATGGGTACGGGTAATCCCTGCTTACCATTATTGCTAGGACCACTAAAGAGATAACTATCATTTTTATCACCATCGCTTTCAGGTCCTGGGGCGAGAAGTTGAGTAATACCTGCCATACCTAAATTTATAGCTATTGAATACCCTACGTACGAAACAACTTTGGCTGCTGTTGCGTACGTAGCCGCATTACCCCCGAAGGTACTGGCCAAGGCCGCCGACGACGTTAAGGCTCCTGCAGTATAAAAAGTTAATACAGCTATAGCTATAGCAGACAATATTTTTCCTCCAGCACTTTTAGAACCTGAAGGCACTTCTGTAATAATAATATCTTCATCGTTTAAAGAAAGAAGAAGCTCTTCTGGATTTTCTAAAAATTCAGAACCTCTTTGTATCTCAAAACCTACGTCAGCTTCTACTGCATCAGTTAAGTATTTTCTAAACCCAGGAGTTTGGCACTCTATGAGTTTAAAGATACTTGCTATATCCTTACACTCCGTTGTCCATTTTTCTCCGAACTGAGATAGACCCCCATTTAAATAAACTGTTTGCATCTTACGTATCTCACTATATGCTGACCCCAACCGGAGTGTATGGATTCTCTACATGAAAGCCTATTTACTGCATGGTGAAGAAATAAATCTTCCCCTAAATAAACCCCGCAATGATTTGGGACATTACAAAACACGCTAAAAATAATTCCATCGTGCTCCTGCGGTTTTTCTACTTCTACAAATCCAAAGTTCTGGAATAAGTCATCAAAGTAGTTTAATCCTTTATCCCACCAATCATCTTCAAATAGTATTGTTGGTAGTGTTAAATCTAATTCTTGTTTATAATAATCTCTTACTAGAGAATAGCAATCGCTCTGTCCAAACTCATAATCTCTACCAAGTAATTTATTTCTTACATTTTTTGGTGTATACTCATATTTTTCCATGCTAGGTAAAGAGTAAATAATATATGGTATACCTAAAAAGTCACTCGTCTTTATATCGCTTTCGCTAGGCTCACAGCTTACATCCGGATGGCTATGTACTATTGCATGTATATCACCGAGTAAACTTGCTCTTATATAATCTTTTGCGGATATTACAAAGTCTTCTTCTGGCTTTACTGCAGTGTTTTCACAAGCCATCCATACTATCTTGCCCCGTTTATTTATTAGTATCCCGCAACCTTCTTCTGGATAAACACTAATTAGATGCTCTAATATTTCTTTATCTTTGTTTAGCACCCGGGAATCCTCCAAAAGGTAAAGGTTGTTTAGTCTTATCTACAGCCACTCCGCCAGTAATAGTTGAGTGTATCTTTGATTGAAACCTTAAAGAGCAGGAAGTTACTTTCTTACCACAAATATCTCCAGAAGTCCAGTAAGCTCCTTCTATAAAACTAAACGCATTCGGTGAGATAGTAGTATTTGCTGTTGCGTATCTTTTTGCTCTCCATAGAGCGCCAGCAGTCGATAGTATATAAGTGTTATGCCCCACTTGCCTGTAGGTATACGCTGGATTAGTAGTTCCGAAAGATACTTCGGTAGTGTATACCCTAACTCTTCTCCAGTAAAATTTATCAGAATCAGAAGGCTGAGTAGGGTTGGAAGCTTGGTCTCTTACTGCCTGCCAATAATTAGTTGCTGCAACAGAGGTAGTACTTCCATCTTGATTAACTCTATCTATGTTAGTAGAAGTACTGTAATAAGCACCTTTTGTAACACTAGATCCTACAGTAGAGAAAGATATTGTTATTGGAACTATATACTCATCATATTCATTCATATATATAGCATCTCCCCCTGCAGTAGTACCTTCACCCAAAGTTTCGGACTTCCAAGTGCAGCCTCCGCGAGGAGAAGAATTATTCACCCCTTTATACTTCCAAGGGCAAGCTCCTCCTACTACGATTCTTCTAGGTAACATAATTCCTGCTAAATCAAAAGGTGCCGCCAGTTCAAAAGTTGCTGATATAATAGTTTTAGACTTTAACCTATCAATAACATATACTATTTTTGGGAATTCTACGGGAGGATTACCTGCGCCGGAATCGTTAGACTCTCCCACTAAGTATTTTTTAAGAGTAGTTCTTCTAGTAAGTCTTTTTCCTATAAGGTCTTGAAAGTCTAAGCCTCCGATAGCATCTTTAAATACGCTTTCAATATTTGCTACTGTTATCTCGGGACGAGAATAGGCTCCGTCGCTAGAGATATCAAATCCATCAGCTTCAAGGGGCAGAGCTTCATAAGTTTGAACGGCTCCTGCAGAATCTCGAAACTGTAGTTCTGTTAAGTCATCGTCTAAACCGGCGAAGAAGTGGGCAAAACTACCTGAAGAATACTCTAGATCGTAGAGTACCACCAGTTCCGAACCAGGATCTTGTAGTTGTACTGTTTTTATGATGTCGCTCATGCTTCATATACTCTTCTAAGTGTTGCGGTACAGGAACCAATATTTAAATTATAATATACTTGATTATAATCTTCGCAGACTACCTTCACGGTTGTTTCATCTCCAACACCGTCTGGGTCAGGAATAGTGAAATTAAAGGAAGTAGTACCTCCTTTAGAGTCTAGAAAGTCTACAATATCATCTATTTCTTGTGTAGGGCGATTATTAAAAGATACGTTAAAATTTTGCATAAGAGTGTTGATACCCTCTTTTAATCTTTGTTCATATCCATCCCCAAAAGAAACTTTTAGTACTCTTGGTTTTGTTTTCTTCGAGAAATTTCTATCTGGAGTTACAAAGCCAGAGGCTCCTCCTACATTAATACCAATTGTCATTATGCTGCTCCATAGGGGCTAAGAATCCCGCCAGGACGTTTTTGACGTTGTAGCTCATCTTGAACCGCACCAGCAATGAGTTTACCCATGTTGGCCCCCATTTGTCCATCACTATTAGACTCTGATTGTGAGTTGCCTTGCCCGTCCATAGACACGTTCACAGTAACATTGTTATTTTGTCCCATACCGGAGCCCATATTCACTGGAATAGCTTTGCCATCTGGAAGAGGTACTACGGCTTCGTTCATTTTACCTTCACCTACAAGTCCGACAGTGGGCCGTTTTACGATACCCCCATTAGCATATCCAGTAACTCCTCCAGGCATAATACCCCCAGCAGCGGCCCCGAAGATGCCTCCAATAATATCTCCCACATTAAATCCCCCTCCACCAAGTACAGACATAAGCAGAGATGGTAGATTATTAAGAGAGAAAGCTCCTTTTGAAAGCTCTTTGGAAGACTCCAGAGAGGTACTCATAGCTTCTTCGGTTCTTTCTGCTTGTATTCTATTTAGGTTCTCGATACTTGCTACAGATGCCGAAACGTCAGATGACCATTCTTGTACTATTTCTTCTCCGTTATCTCTGGTATACTTTTTCTCAGGCTTGCTATTCACACCCATCCCACCTATAACGCTTCCGAGACTACCTTTGGCGGCTATAGAGTTAGGACCGTCTGCATTTACGCCCATTCCCCCACCCATAGCAACAGGAAAGTTTACTACGTGAACGTAGACAGGATTATCCACAGTATTACCTCTATCAGAAGACTTTAAAGAAACAGAAGATTTAGTCGCTGTTTCTAAAACCTTTGTAGAATTCAATCCATCTATATTTTCTACTTTTTTAACAAGAGCCGTTTCTTCTTGTAACTTCGTAGTACCAAAAGTTCCAGAGTTAGGATCTTTCTCAAAAGCTGCAAAGTTACTTTGGGCTTGAGAAAAAGCCTCTATTATTTTCTGTTTAACATCCTCTCCGCCAGACTGAAAAGTTTCTAGCAATTTTCTATTTCGTTTCTCTTCTTCGGTTTCCTTTTTTCCAAATACACTACCCATAATACTGTCGGTTATTTGTCCAGCTAATTCTTTCGCTGCAGTTTTTGCTGCAGTGCTTGCACTTTTAAGTATAGCGTCTTTAAAACTAGTCTCGTCCCCTATTAATAGGTCATAAATATTAGTTTCAAGACCAGTTTCTAGTCCATTTTTTAAAGCCATACCAAGTTTATAGGCCGATTCTTCTTGTTTTTTTATAGTCTCTAATTGTTTTTCTAATAATTCTATCTGTGCTTGTTCTAAACTTAAAGTATCTATCTGTCCTTTAGTTAATTTTTCTCCTTTAGCAGCTATGTTATCTAAGATTAGAGAAATACTTTGCTTTTTTCTAAGTATATCATCTTCTAAATTTAGCTGAGTTTGTACTGATTTTTGCTGTATTAACTGTCTTTTACTTGAGTATAAAGATGCAGCTATAAATTGCTTTTCTCTAATAATTTTATCCATAGCAATACGTTGTTCTAATTCTAGTCTTCTTTCTATAAGGTCATTTTTTATTAATTCATTAAGTAGAATTTTTCTTTCTTGAACCCCTATATTGAGCAGGAGTTCTTCTCCTTTCTTTGTTAGCGCCACAAAATTTTGTTGACCTTTATTAATAGAAAAAATAGCCGTTTCTATAGTATCAAAATCATCTATCAAATCTTTTAAAGGATTGCTAGGCACTAAATCGTTAAGAGTTTTGGTCATTCTAGGGCCTAAGTCCTCTAAAGATTTTTTATAGGAATCTACTTCACTTGTTAACTCTTCGAAATTAGTTCTAGCTCTTAGTAAATCTTTAATCTGTTTACCGCTTAACTCCGTACCTCTATCTAGAGTATTATTAACTAGCTCTAGTTGTTCTCTGTATCTCTCTACCGAGTCTCCTTGCAACTCCGTAACAGTTATAGATTCCAGCCTTTGCTTTATGTATTCTTTCAGCGTGTCTATGTTTTTATTATCAGCAGCACCAGTATCAAAATATTCTGACCCAAAGGCTTCATTTAAGGCTTTTTGCGCTTTATCCGCTACAGCAGCGACATTAGCCGTACTAGTCGCTAGAAATTTTAATTCTTCATTATAATTCTTTAAAAGATCTTTCTCGTCAGTAATAGACAGAGATTTTACTAACTGACCTACAGCTGATAAAGTTTTTAAGCTAACAGAATAGTTATCATCTAAATCTGAGCCTAGAGCTCTCTGAGTTTTGGCGAAAGCTGTATATTCATCATTTAAACTCTCTACTTTCTCAAGAAGTTTCTTAACATCTTTCTCTACACTCCTAATACCTAAAAAGGAATTGATAAATCTTTTTACAGAGTCAGGAATAAACTCAAAAGCAAGAGTAAGAGCCCCTATGAAAGGTAAAAATCTTGAAATAGCAGCCCCAGTAAATTTTACTAGTTTAGAAGTCCATGATATAGCTGTAGAAGCAAAACTAACTGCCGCTAGTTTAATTCTCGCATAAGCTGAAACCCAAAAATTAGATACTTGTTTAGCTGCTACAGCAGATTTTCCTGCTAAGATGGTTTGAGCAATCTCCATATCCTTAAAAGCATTAATAAACTTTCTTCTAACTTCTAAAGTTTGCCCAGCGAATTTACCTGTGCCTTCAGTAGCCTGCTTAATAGCAGTTTTTAAAGTTCTGCCTGCTATATTTCCTTCGTTCTTTAGCTTTTGAAGACCAATAAAAGGAATCTTATACTTTTCTCCCAGCTTAACTGCCGATTTTCCTGCATCGTCTAATAATAATTTTGCTGTTTCAGTATCTCCTTTTAAAGCTCCTAATTCTATAGCGTCTACTTTTAAATTTCTCTGTAGTTCTTTTACTGAATCGCCTATACCATCCAATCCTTGTATTGCCCCTGTAGAAAATTCTGAAATTTGTGGTATTATTAAATTAAGAAATCCTTTTAATAAAGGAGCCGCTAGCAATAAGGAAGCAAAAGGGTTCATAGCAAGAAACCCCGCTAGAGGAGCTGCAAGAAAATTTATTCCTTTCTTTATTGTATTAACTAGATCATCAAAAGATTTTCCGAATTGATTAAATTGGTTAGCTTGAGGATCGGATATAGCTAAGATTTTTGAGTATTTTTCTTCTGTCTGAGTAAGTACATCGTTGGCTACAGCCTGGGAGCGTTGAAAAGCATTTAAGTCATTAACATTTTTACCTATAGAATCGGCGTAAGTTTGGGTGGCGTCTTTGAGTCTTAATATAATACCAAGTTCGTCCAACAATTCCGGTTCTGCTTTTGTAACACCTCTTACTAAACGATTAAAAGAATCAGTAACATCCCTCCCAAGAACTATAGAAACGTCTTTTGCAGCTTTTCCCAAGCCTTCTAGTTGGGATGTGGTTAGTCCTGCCGCAGTACCAATTGCTGCGGCTTGTGCGGCGTCAGTAAAAGTAACCTGAGCATCAGTAGCATCTATTATATTTTTCGTAAGAGTTTTTAAAGCTATACCTGTAGAAGAGGCGTATGCTTGCTGCCCTGTTTCTAAAGTTACTAAGTTACCCGCATCTTTAAGGAATCGAAAAGCGGCGCCTACAGCAAATACCTGGGCGGCTAAAGCAGCGTAAGCGGGAACAATACCACCCGAAATTCCTTGAGCTTGTTTTGAAAAGTTTTTGCCTGCGCCGCTGCTGGCTTGTGCTACACCTTTTAATTGACGGTCGGCAGTCTGGGCAGATTTACCAGCTTTTTCAAGACCCGCACCGAGCTTTTTAGCGCTCTTTTCTGTAAGGCGCATAGTGCCGTTGTCGTCTACAATAATACTTACTTTTACTTCTTTAGCCATTATCCTTGCACATTATGGGTGTACTGTTTTCCACCGCTTTTGGCTTTACGTTCTTCAGCCTTTCTCTTCTTTTCCATTTTTTCGTTCAATTGCTGAACTCTAAAATACTCGATTCTCGAAATAAAGAATACTACAGTCTTCTTATCTTCTATACCAAACAGGTTCAAGAAAAAATCTATGCTAGACCATTCTTTGCCCATGTAACTTCCGGACATACCTTCCCATCTATCAGGCATATAGTTAAAAATTAAAAAAGCATACTGAACGTCTTCAGGGAAAACGTCCATAGATACAGGCATTCTGGCAGGATCTGGCTCTGTTCCGAGTTGCTCGCACATAGCCAAATATTTTTCAGTGGATAATTCACCCTCTTGAGAAATACTTTTTTCTACAAGTCGGAGGCACTCTTCGACTTGTTTTTCGTAAAATTTTCAAGGTCACCTAAGGTATCTGATACCCAAGTGTCAAAAGAGCCGGAGTTCTTCATAAGAATCTCTGCCTCTTCTAGGGAGTACGGTAATTCTTGGTCCGGGTCCATGCCTTCAGTATCTACTAATAGAAGCTCTTCTAAATAAGATAACTTTAAGCCTGTCCAGCCTTTAATTACAGCTTTTACATATTCAGTAAGAAACTTATCGTCATCGATAATTTCTTCTGCTTGGTGTGTTGAACGATTGAATTTCTTTGAGACACATTTCTTGCGGAGTGCAAGTAGCTCTTCTCGTGCTAGGTAACATAAATCAACAGAAAAACCATTCATGCCCGGAAAATCAATCGAAACGGTCATGGATGGCTTCATTAAACTTTTTAAAGAAATATCGCTCATAGTATAAAAATCCTAATTTAATTAAAGAAGGGGGAGTAGAACTCCCCCGTAGATTTAATAATTATACTAAAGCGACTTCGAAAAGTCAAGATTTATTTTTTTCTATTACGCCGCTGTATAGACGATAGTTGCTTCATTTTGAGCGTCAATGTTTCCACCTGATGCTTGCCCATGAAACGCAATATCAAGAGTAAGCAAATCTTCTACGTTAACAACAGGAATCTCTAAGTGAGCTGTAGGTAAAGAGAATTTTAGGGCTGGTGCAGAAACACCACCAATATTGATATCCAGGGCAAAAACATTTCGTACTGTGTCACTATCAGACACTAAGTCTGCGAACAACTCTCCTGATTTACTGTTAGCAGTATCGTTATCTAAGTAACAAGTCAGATTTCCAGAAATTGAACGAGTTCCAGTAATATTACCTAAAGGCTTATTTACTTGACCTAATTCTTCAGGAGTAAGATAAGAAATATTATTCTCGAAGTTAATAGAACCTCCAGTGAGGACAATTACGTATCTGTCAGAAACGGCACTAGTAACTACTACCGCCTCAGCTCCAGAGGTCGAACTTTCAAGATTGCCGGAAAGAGTAATAGCTTGTCCTAATATGCTATCTACCGTCTGGCTAGATGTAACGACTCCTGCAACAAAAATTGTGTCTCCAACCTTTAATTCACTAATATCTCCGAGAACATTTAATACAGCTTGACCTGAAGCATTTACACCATCTACTGTTACGCCTGTTACAATATCAGTATCTGGAGAACCAATTAATTTATCGGTTCGAACCAGGTCAACGGTAGAAATACGATTACGAATAAAGTTGGACGTCGAGTCAATTCCTGTAGTAATACTTGGAACTGCAAGTGTAGTCCCTTCATCAGAAAGCTCAGAACCAAACCCAGACCACTGAATAGTAGCAATTCCATCAATGTCAAAATCAATTGTAACTGAATTTACAGCAGCCTTTGTAATTTTGTATACTTGGTTAGTTCCGCCAGTAGGTTTGAACATAAAGTAAATTTCATACCCTTCTCCCATAGAAGGAATGTCACTATTCGTAAGGTCAAAGGTATTAGTAGTCGCAGTTACTGCATTAACATCACTAATAGAACCAGCAAATTCGCCCGTGTTCGCAGTAAACGAAGTAGCTCCGGTATACATAGCCCATAAAGCTTCTTCTATACAACGCGCTTGATCTGGGCTTGGTTCTGTGTCTAAAGTAGGACGAGCATAAGTACTAAAACTCCATTCTACGGGTGCTAAAGAATCATTAAAAAGCAAACGTCCACGTCTTGAGGTTGCTCCCGCTTCACTTACTGTAATTTCGGAAGCGTTAATTGCTTGCGAAAAAGAAAAACCATCAAGTACAGGTACTTCCCAAATATCATCGTTAAGTTTGATTGCGACTTGTACGTCTCTTGTAAATTGTAATGCCATTTTTATTTCTCCAAAGAGATTACTCTCTTCCTAACCTTAGTATCGAACTTCGCAAACGATTTCGCCGACGCCTAAAGGTTCTAGTGCGCCTTCATCAGTATCTAAACTTACTATTGTAAGCTGATGTACTGATTGCGCTGTTCCGTCTTGATCTGTATAGGATAATGCTGAATTATCTTCTATTACTGTTTCTATGTCTTCAAAAAGTTTTTCTAAGCCTAATACGGCATCTTCTTGTTGAACATACACTCTCAATGTCAGAGTCATAAATCTATCTTTATAGCCACCACCCTGATACTGTCTAGTTTCTGCTCCTGCACTACAATGTACTGCAGGAAAATCTTGTACTTCGTCCCAGAACAATAGTTTTGGTTCTACGTTATTATATAAGTTTGTTCTGTATGGAAAGTTTCCATTAATTAATTTTAATTTTACTACGAGAGCCTGAACAATTGCCATTCTTCGTGACGTATAGTCTCTGGTTGCCATTACATTCTCCTAGTAAAAAATCTTCCTACTAATTGTTCCGATGCGATTTCTCTTATAGATCTATCAATAAGTTTTCTTGGGTCTCTTTGAGCACTTGCCCAGGGCGTTTTTCCTTTACCCATCTCAAAAATTTGATAAGGGCTCTTATCATAAGTATATCCTACACTCGGAAACCCTTTAGCAGTAGTACTTATGTCTGTAATTCTAACGCTACTTGCAAAAGCCCCGCTTCTATTCTCTAATGCGGGTGCTCCCATGTTTTTACGAACTTCTGCAGGTAGTTTAGCATTGAGTATAGCCTGAAGTCTTAATAAGTTAGAGCGAGGAGCACTATTCTTTTTAGTTGCTGCGCCTTTATTCGACATTGCCGAAGCCGCTATAGCTAAAGTACTACCACTGCTTTTAGTTCGTTTTTTAGTATTAGGTTGTCCAACTTTAGATTTATCAGACTTTCTTTTCTGTACTTTTTCTCTAGTTGCTTTAACTCTAAAATTCTTATTTTGTGCTCCTACGACCGCGTCTATTATTTGATTTGTTGTTAATCGAGCTACTTTCTCTGCAGGAGGCATACTTGCAGCCTTACTTGCAAAGTCTTCAGCATTTTCAAATAAAATTTCTGCTATCTCTCGTTCTACTTCTTCTCGAAGATTCTTCCAATCATAGCTTTCAGAACCTGGTATATTATCTGCAGAACTACCTATAGTGCCGTATACTACAATATCTTTTCTATAGTCTGCTGCGAGTTGCTTTTCTTTACTCTTCCAAGTAACTTCCAGATTTCGCAACATATTTATAATTACATTTGTACCAGCTTCTCTTGCTTCAGCAGTGGATACATCCATAAGCAGATTAGCATTTTTTAAAGACCTATCAATATTTTTTTCTATTACACTATCTGAAGCTCCTGAACCTCTCAAAGATTTAGGCCCTTTTTGGTCGTTCTCTCTTACAGCTTCCCCACTTACAGTATTCCCTAGAATTCTTAGAGTTTCGGTACCAACGGTCTCTTTACCTAAGTGTAAAAACTGGGTTGCTCTTGTAAAGGAGTCATTGAACTTTGTCTTTTTTCCTTTAAGAAGCTTTTTGAATCCAGTTCGTATTTTAGGTAGAGCTAGCTCAAATATAGGAGTCTTTAGTTGCTTCTCCCGTAATCTGGGTTGATATATATAAATATAAGTAGGGTACTTTTTAACTATATCACCCTTACTCTTCTTGTATTTAGTTAAGTATCTATTATAAGTATACTTAGCAACCTTCTTTAAAAAACTCATCACTCTAGGATTTTCTAGTAGATTTTCTTCCGAAGCCTCTGATTTACTCATAGAAATAGCAAAGTTATTGACTATAGTTTTTTCTATATCTTCGTACAATATTTTATGTACGTGAGGCGCGTTTGCGGCGGAGTATCTTCTAGCTATTAAGTCGAAGCGTTTTACATTTCTATTTAGAGAACTTCGAATAATACCATCTACAATAGCCTTGCTCATTGTATCCTATACATGTCTAAAACTCTGCGAATATGGTCTGGGAATCCTGGGTCGTATCGTATAGAGGATGAACCGGAACCTTCACGAGTTGCTGAGCCAATGCTCTGTCTGTCTTTGTGTTCGTTTAAATGGTAGTAAGTGATAATATCAGCTACTGCCAGTTGTAAATCTGTGGGTAGAGTTGTATACCCCGCTAAATAGGTTACTTTGACCGACCCTACACCACGAGGCCAGTTTTTATATGCACCGCTTTCTTGCGTTCTAAAAATAGAGTCAGAAACTTGATCTAAATACCACGAATATTCTGGTGGAGTTCCCCCACCGCTAGTAAATAATTCCGTGTATGCAGTAGATTGTCCTACTCTTTCATAAACATTTGTAATACTAATCACTGGGCTGTACTTTAATTGAACAGTATACGTATCCCACTGAATATCAAAAAATTCAGTATATCCGGGGCTACTAGCATAGGTGTCGAACTCACTGTTGCAATAGGTTCGGACAAGCTTACTTACACTCGTAATTAGCGTCTCGAACTTTTCGTCAAACTGTGTAGAGTTTATCCCTTCCAGTAGTTTATAATCGTCTAATGTAATTAAATCAGCCATTTGTTTTCCCAAAAGGCTTGGGAAGCCCGAAGGCTTCCCATCCTAAGTAACATCTTACCACTTATGTGCAACAACTTGACCCGCTGAAGCATAGGCGCCAGTTTTGAAGAGATTATCAAAACCACGACGTTGCGTAGCGACAAGGACACGATGCTGGTTAGCGACTTCATAGTCAGACTCAACAGTAACACCGCGTAGTACAGGTACTACGAAGTTACGAGTATTGACAGCAAGACCCCAGAACTTACCTGCGGCTTTTCCGCCTTGGAATTCATCGCATACAATTACAGGAGACCCATATACCGATCCAATTTGACCTGTAGTACGAGTACCGACTTCTCCCAACTCATTTGCTTTTTGGAAATCCATGTCATCAAGCAAATCATAGTAAGCGTCTAAAGAAATAATATATCTTACGTCTTCAGGACGACGACCGTATTTACCCATAGCTTGACGCATATTCAACATTTGAGCAGCCGTAGCTGTGTAATCAAAAGGAGAAACGTCGTCTGTGTCAAGAACACCAGAACCCGTTACTGCAGCTTCTGCCAGCACTGCTTGCTGAACTAGACCTGTCTGGCCTCCAGTATTAACAGCATCAGTATGACCTGCGTAAAGCAGTGAATGTTCAATTGCTCGTGCATGTGATCGTACCATCGCTTCACGAATTAAAGGAAGAATAGGCATAATCGCATCTTCTTCAGTTTCATTAGCAAGGTAAGAACGAGAAATTAAGCGGGCTGCTGTAATAACAGTACTGCCCATCCCCAGACCGGGGTAAGGCGAACCTGCAGCATCATCACGACCTTCTAAATTACCATTTGGAAATGAACCTGTAGCGCCACCAGTAGCATCGTTAGCGGACCACTCTGCATACCCTGCGTCAGGCATGGTAGGAATTACCATAGAAGCAGAATTCATTTGAATCTTACGGAACAAAGGATCGAGAACAAGCTCGAGCTCAATGTCACGCTCAATTGCAGTTGATACAGTTGACTCAAAGTCAGCTGTAGCACTGGTAGGAACAGTAACACCAGCATTAGTGTTCACTTTTTCCAAAATAGAACGGCCGAAACGAGTTCCTTCCATCCCTTTACTAGTAACTACACCAAGAATATGTGCGTTTACCATGTCTTCTTCTGATACGGATGATTTCTCATTACGATCAGCGAATACACGCTTTGACTGTTGAATCTTTTCGATTTCAGCAGCTTTCTCTTTCAATTCATTTTGCAATGAACCAATGATTTCGGCGTGGTTGGCATCTTTTTCAGCCATTTTAGCTGATACGTCAGCCATTAAACGTTCTGCACCACTAGATACAGCGGTTGCAATTTGAGCTTCTTGTGCAGACTTCTGAGCTTCGGCTTCGGCAGCAGCTTTTTGTTCTGCTTCCAATCGCGTTTTCTCTTCTGACTTGCGTTCAGCTTCTTTCATTGCCATTGCAGTTGCGGTCTTTTCGACAGCAGCAGCCACAATCGCATCAATATCGATATCACTCATAGTTTTCTCCTGTGCTTCGACTTTATCAGAGTCGGTAGGCATTGATTCGTTAACGGAATCTAGATGTTTTTCAGTTTCCTGAAGGTTATTAGATTCTGTTAAGGAATCTACTGTTTTGAAAGATTTCTTGAAGTCTTCATATTCTGAATCAGAGTTAAAAGACTTAGCAAGAGAAAAGGTAGCAGCTTGGTTAGCAGGAACCGTAACTACGGAAACCTCCAATAACTCTGCGTCCTTAATCTTATATCCATCGGTTTCGGTCATATACTCCGCATCCTTGACTCGAAACCCGACTGAAAAAGCTCCAAGGACGCCTTCTTTAATTAACTCTCCTACATGTCCAGCAGATTTAGCAATTTTTGCTTTTAGCTGCAGACCATTGTCGTTAGTACCAAGCGAAATTGCTCGGCCAATCGGCTGGTTGTAGTCGTGATTAAAAAGAATAACTGGATTGTTTAAATAGTTTTGAAGTCC